CGGGCGCGCTAAAAAAGGTGTGAAAATGAAATTTGATACTCGGCGCAATGCAATAGGTGTAATTCTTGTTATACAAAAAGATCAGGCTGCAGCAATCTTTGAAACTGCAGGCCGAGCAAACGCAAACACTTTAAGTAATAATTTGTCACCTGTGCAGCCTGGTCGCACTAGGTTTATTGGGCCTGCGGTGTATCGAGCGCGCAAAGGCATTGAGCGTGAAATGCAACTAATGATTAACGATGTGACTAAGACTGTGCAACGAGGTTTTTAATGGCTTTATCTATTCCAATTATTTCTGAGTATGACGGTGCAGGTGTTAAAAAGGCAATTGCACAATTTAAGGATTTAGAGGGCGCTGGCGCTAAAGCAGGGTTTGCGTTAAAGAAGGCTATGGTCCCGGCTATTGCGGTGCTTGGCGGTTTAACTGCAGGTCTTGGTTTGGCGACTAAGGCAGCGGTAGAAGATCAAAAAGCGCAGGATTTATTAGCGCAACAACTGCGCACTAGCGCTAATGCAACTGATGCCCAGATTGCCAGCATGGAAGATTTTATATCGGCATCGTCTCGCGCGTTTGCTGTTACTGATGACGAGTTGAGGCCTGCGATGGCGAGCCTGACTCGATCAACTGGCTCGGCTGAGGAAGCACGAAAGTTACTTGAGACTGCATTAAACATAAGCACTGCGACTGGTAAAGATTTAGAAACAGTCACACTTGCGCTTGGTAAAGCTTACAACGGGTCTACTAGCGCGCTAACAAAACTAGACCCATCGCTTAAAGGTGTCATTGATTCAGAGTCAACAATGACTGACATTACTGAGGCGCTGGCTGTTTCGTTTGGTGGCTCGGCAACTGTTGCAGCGCAATCGTTCGAGGGTCAAATGAAGGGCATGACTATTGCGTTAGACGAAACTAAAGAATCTATTGGTGCGGCGCTATTGCCAGCGTTGCAAGCATTACTTGGAATTCTTAAACCTGTTGCAGACTGGGCACAACAAAACACAACAACATTTTTAATCTTGATAGGCGTTATTGGTTCTGTTGCTACAGCAGTTATTGCAGCCAATGTCGCTATGAAAATTTATCAAGCAACACTTGTGTTGACAAAGATTGCAACTGTCGCATTAAATGTTGCGACAAGCGCAAACCCTTATGTCCTACTTGCTGCGGCAATAATCGCGTTGACTGCTGCAATGGGATATTTAGAAGTCAAATTTAAAACAATGTCAAAGGCCTTTGATATTTTTGGTAACAGCATGATGGTTATTACAGGCCCACTTGGTGTTGTAATAGGTCAAATTCGTGATCTTATTGAATTAAAAAATAAGGTTGGCAATTTCAATTTTCCAGGTTTTGACATTCCCGGATTTGCGGATGGTGGAATTGTGACTAAACCTACTTTGGCAATGGTTGGCGAAAAAGGCCCAGAGGCAATTATTCCGTTGACTGGCCCTAATGCTGGTGCAGGCATGGGCGGTGGCGGTGGCGTAACAGTCAATGTGACTGGCGGTCTTGCGACTAGCGCTGAGATAGGTCAAGCGGTGGTTAATGCTTTGCGCGCATATAACAGGTCTGCTGGGCCTGCCAATATTCAGGTGGCGTAGTGGCTGGCGTTGCTGTTGTTGGGTCTGGCAATTATTCGCTAGAGATTGACACAGGCTTTGTGCAAGATGCGTTTATTTTAGATGACGCTGTTGCAGGTGTCCTTGATAACACGCAGTATGTGCTTGACGGTACAACTAATTTTGCAGAGGTGTTAGATGGTTGCACAAATGTTGCTGTAAAGCGCGGTAGGCGCGATCAAGGCGACCAATTTAGCGCTGGCACTATGTCATTCACAATGCTTGACACTGACGGTATTTTTAACCCATTTGACCAGCAATCGCCTTATTACGACAGCACTACACAAAAGCCGGGACTAGCACCTATGCGCAAAGTGCGACTGTCTCGATACAGCAGCATCAATGTTAAAGAGTATTTGTTTACTGGTTACATTGTAAATTACGATTACAACTTTGCATTAGGCGGTATCGACACAGTGACTGTTTATTGTGCCGATGACTTTTACTTGCTGGCGCAAACATATTTTGCAGAGTTCAATGTCAGCGAACAACTTAGTAGCGATCGACTAAGCGCAGTTTTAGATTTGCCTGAGGTGGCGTTTCCGATAGCACAACGCGACATTGCTACAGGCACACAAACATTGGGCGGCGCTGCAGCGTACACAGTAGATGCTGGCACGAATGTGCTTGAGTATTGCTCACGCATACAGCAAGCAGAGCAAGGCAGATTGTTTATGTCAAGAAATGGTGACATTACATTTGACGCAAGGCTAGGCAACACGCTGTCAGGCTCAATTGCAGATTTTCACGATGACGGGACAAATTTTAAATACAACGGTGTCGGCATAACCTTTGAGGCAGATCAGGTAGTGAATCGCGCGTCAGTGACTATTGCTGGCGGTAACACGCCACAAGTCGCAGAGGACTTAACTAGTCAGGGCGTGTACTTTATACAAACTGAAAGCATCACAGAGTCGTTGTTACACAATGACGCTGCAGCACTGTCACTGGCAGAGTACTTGCTAGAGGGTGAGCCTGAGGCGCGCTATACAAGTGTCGAGACACAGTTCAACATGTTGACTACAGCACAACGCGACACACTGGCAACAATCGATATTGGCGACACGATCACGGTAGAAAAAACTTTTACCAGCGGTGCAGGCACAACAGAACTGGCACAAGAATTAGCTATTGAAGGTATCGAGCACAGCATCAACATCAGCAACGGTCACAGCATTGCGCTGTTTACTAGCCCTACCACGATCGTTTACGAACTAATACTTGATGACGCGGTGTACGGCATACTTAACTCGGACAATGTTTTAGGATAATCTAAGGAGCAATCATGGCAACACGACAAGTATTTACAGCATCGCAAGTATTGACTGCAGCAGAGCAAAACGCGCTAGCAACAGCAATGATCGCTATTAACGCCCAAACAAGTGCGACAGTGACCGCAGTGCTTACAGATGACGGCAAGTTAGTGACTATGTCAAATGCAAGCGCTAACACTTACACAATCCCACCAAACTCATCAGTGGCGTTTGGTATCGGTACACAGATAAACATTGCTCAACTCGGTGCAGGCGCGACAACTATTGTCGCAGGTGCTGGTGTCACTCTTAACAGTGCAGGCGCAAAGTTAAAACTTGACGCACAGTACGCAGTAGCAACATGTGTTAAGACCGACACAAATACTTGGTTTGTTGTCGGCAATCTTAAAGCGTAAACATGCAAATATTGGCTAGTCCTCATGGTGGCGCGTTACTTGCAAACTATTTAGTTGTTGCAGGTGGTGGTGGCGGTTCAGGCGCTGCTGACGGTTCAGGTCAGGGCGGTGGTGGTGCTGGTGGCCTTCGATCAACGGTTACTGCTACTGGTGGCGGTGGCACATTAGAAACACCATTTATTGTTATCGCTGGTGTGACTTACACAATCACTGTTGGCGCTGGTGGCGCTGGTGGCGCAATTACTGCATCACCCGGCAATATTGGTGGCAACGGTACTGCATCATCTATTGCTGGTAGCAACATCACAACTATTTCAACCGTTGGTGGTGGCGGTGGTAGTTATCAAGGTGGCACTGGTGTTACTGGTGGTAGCGGTGGTGGCGCTGAAGGTATTTCATCAACACCCGGCGCTGGTACAGCCAATGAAGGTTTCGGTGGCGGTAATCATCAAGTCTCGATTCTTACACCGTTTCCGGGTGGCGGTGGCGGTGGCGCTGGTGCGGTTGGTGTTGACGGTTCTGGTAGCACTGGCGGTAACGGTGGCATTGGTGTAGCAACAACTATTAGCGGTTCATCTGTTTACTATGCAGGTGGTGGCGGTGGCGGTACTGGTAGCGCTGGCACTGCAGGCGTTGGCGGTCTTGGTGGCGGTGGTGATGGTAGTAAATCAAATGCTGCAGGCACTGCAGGCACAGCAAATACTGGCGGTGGCGGTGGTGCAGGTACTGACACTGGCGCGCTTGCATCTGCTGGCGGTGCTGGCGGTAGCGGTGTTGTAATTATTGACGCTGGCGCAGTCGCTGCTTCGACTACAGGCTCACCATCAGTTAACGGAACTATTTACACATTCACAGGTATCGGAAGCATAACTTTCTAATGGCTTACTTCGCACAAATATTAAACGACACAGTTACACAAGTAATTGTTGTAAACGATGACATTGCTGACGGTGCACAATTTGCGCACGATCTACTAGGCGGTGTTTGGGTAGAGACATACATGAACACTGCAGGCAAAAATTATGCAAGTGTCGGCTACACATACGATGCAGTAAACCAAAACTTTATTGCACCACAGCCTTACCCATCGTGGATTTTAGACAGCAACGACATTTGGCAAGCACCAGTGCCACAACCACCAGCGCCACCACAAACACATTGGGATGAGGACACGCAATCATGGCAACCATACGCGCAACCATAATCACATGCTGTTTACTATCGGCGTGCTCATTTACTAAAACAAATAACACAACGATCTATCAAAACAAAAACACAACCATAGAAAGGCCATGTCAAAATGTCACTGCGGACAGGTGCGAAACTCGAAAATGAAGCGTTGCACGCTCGACTAGTTTTTACAGTCGGCGTAATTATGGCAGTGACATTTATGATCATGGTTGTCGGCTTACTGTTTGGCATGCTGTTTGTAAACATGCCCGCAGAACTATCACCGCTTGATGGCAGCATTGTTGACCTACTCAGCACCATTAGCGTATTTTTGACAGGCGCGCTATCTGGCCTAGTTGCGAGTAACGGTATTAAAAAGAATGCAAAAGCAGAAACAGAATGAAACCATACACAATCAATGCAGCGCCAGTAGTTGCTAAACCTTTAGCAGGCATGAACTTGTGGGTGACGCGCGCTGTTTATCATTCAGATAAATCGTTGTGGAATAACGGCACATGGGTTGTGCGCGATGTACGAGGCAAACCCGGCATCGTGTCTAACCATGCCAAAGGCGTTGCCTGCGACATTTCTTATCGTGGGATATCGGCAACAAATAAAGGCAGGCAAGACGGTCGCAAAGTATCGCTTGCATACATGAACAAATTATTAGAGAACGCCGACACGCTTGGCATAGAGCTAGTGATTGACTACGCGCTAAACAGATCATGGAAATGTGATCGCGCTACTTGGAAGGCTGGCACATTTGAGTCAGGGGATTGGTGGCATGTCGAGGTAAACCCCGTGATTGCACACAGCGAGGAACTTGCAAAACAGGCTTGGGATAAGGTGTTTGGCGTAATACCTGCGGTGGTCAAAAAACCCGTGTAAGGTAGTTACCGACCGAGAAAGTCGAGGCTACTTATGCCAACCATCATTAAAGCAATCATCGCATTTGCGTTATCTGCAATTGGGCTAGGTGTCAGTCAGATACCTGTACCGATAGAGCCAGTAATGACAAACCAATTTGTAGAGCGCTATGACGCTGTAGGCGGCTTTGGGCAGGCTATGGCGACCATTTACCGTTTCGTGCCACCAGTGACCACCACAACGCCTGTAAAGCCCGTATACAGGCATGGTGACTGCACATGGCTACCACCAGTCGCATTGCAGGCAGGCTGGTCTGCACAGCAAATACCGCAATTGACAAAGTACGCATTGCGCGAGTCTGGTTGTTGTCCTAATCGGGCTGGCGGTGACAATGTAGACAAAAACTGCAACATCACTGGCGTGTCAGACTGGTCGCACAGATCAGACAGCGGACTAATGCAAATAAACGGTGTGCACTGGATGCCTAGCCACGCACAGTATGACGGCCTGATATGTAAACAAATGGCAATATGCACACAAGAACCATTGCTAGATGCGTTAACTAATTTGCGCGCTGCACGACTGATCTACAGTCGAGTGGGCTGGTCGGCGTGGGATATTTGCCATAGAGAAAAGAATTGCAAATGACCGTAGAGGACTTGGCTTGGTGGATGATTGCGTGCGGATTAACTCTGCGACTACTGTCATATATCCTGTTCAAAATATAAACCTAAACAGAAAAGAGAGAGCAATGACCGAGAACGAATACAACGAAACATTTGATCTACAAATGGAACGAGAACACCAAGAAACAGTTAGGCGCATGCAAGAGTTTCGTCTAATAGGCGAGCAGATTAGCAAGATGCCAGACACGCCACCAAAAGTTTTAGAGATTGAAGTGCGCTATCTCATGGGCATTAACAAAGAACTAGAAACAAGCATACAAGATTTAGAATCGGAAGTGCGCCGCCTAGAAAATTGGATTAGTCGTGGATAACCAACTACAAATGTTTGCAC